CGGGATTCTTCCGATGTCGGATGCCATTTCCATTCTTGAACAGTAGCCTCCGGATGTTCCGGACGGTGTCAGTCCTGTGTTTGTGTACCCCGCACCTGTTGAGTTGTACGGAGGAACTGCTTTCACATGATACACTCCGTTGATAAGCAGCAGACCTCTCAAACGTTTCCAGTAGTTCGCAAAGAAGTTCTCGCAGTAAAATACTTTGACTGCCTGTGTGGTCGATGTATAACCGAAAAACTGTCCTTTTCCGTTGAGTGTTCCGGTCTGCAAGAAATTGTCGGACTGACTGTTTCCGTTTCCAAACTTGCCTTGTGAGTTGGTGCTACATGTAATCATCGTACACATTTCATACATGAGGTTGATTTCAGAAAATGACTGTTTATCCCATCTGTCGCCGTTCTGCTTTGCTGCGGTCGTCTCCTGCTCGTCTGTCATGGACGCTGTCGGTGTGAGACCGGAGAGTGAACGCATCCTGTTGTTGACAACCGAACCCTCGTACATCGGGAAATATGTCACAGGCAGGACATTTCCGTCTGCGTCGGTGTGTGCGTATGCTTTGTATGTGTCATCGTACTGCTCCTCACAGAACACAACAAAATGATAATTGTTCTGTGTCCATCTCTTGACCCAAATCAGAGGAATCTCGGACATTGCATTTCCACCGTATGATGTTTTTGTGATGTCCGATGCTCCTCCGTTCAGCTTGAGAGCATGGTTTTCATGATTCAGTTCATAGTCAACCGTTCCGTCAGTTCTTACCATGACCGGACGGTTTTTCTTTACGAACCAAATATCTCCCCAGTCTCCATAATCGAACCCGCCTCCTGCGAAATTCATTCCTGCGGGTGTCATTCCAACCGCATCATAAAGATATTTGACACGGGTTGCCGGATTGCTGTCGAGGAGGTTGATTCTCATTCCGTATCTTTTCGGTTTTGCTTTTGCGTCCTCGATAATTTTCTTTGTGTTGGAAAGAATCTCCTGCGACGTGGATTCTTTCGCCATGAATATTCTGTCACCTGCTGCCATTATTCACTTGCCTCCTTTGTGATTTCCTCAAAATACAACGTACCGTTTGAGATACCCATTCGATACTTGATTTGCGTCGCATCGTCCTCCAGTTCGACAGTCGTTGCCAGTGCTTTCATTTCTGCAAGCAACTCCGTTCCCTTTTTGACCATGTCGTCATAGTACGTTTTTGCATCTTCGTCCATTCCGGTCTTGATTTCTCTGACCTCCTCGATGTCAAATGCGACAGGGAGGCTCATGAACTCGGTCGAACCGTTACCGATTCGGATGATTCTGTGACCGCTTGTCGTGGTTTCGAGACCCAGTTCTCCATCATCGAGAACCCTCTTGCTCTCCGTCCACTCTGCGGTCGTTCCCTTTTTCAGAGTGATTGTTGCTGTTGCCATTCTTTTTCACCTCTTTCTCAAATTGTGTGTGACGTTCCTGCGATGTACTTGTCATAATCGGTCGTGAACGGTGTTCCTCCCTTGACAAGCAGGAGGTCGGTTGATTTTGGTGTTCCTCCATCCACATTGATGTTGATGTCCGTCTCAAGTTCTCTGATGCGTTCATAATAGTCTTTGACTGCTGCCAGTATCGCATCAAGACCGGACTGACTGATGATGATTTTGTTTGCCTCCTCGGTCGCTGTCAGACATTTCTTTGTCTGCTCGATTGCTGCCTCCATCGCCTCGACACATTTTGCAATCGCCTTTGCGGTGTCATCCTCTCTCCGGCTCTCTTTGATTTCTCTTGCCTTTTCAGCAGCCTCTCTCAACCGCTCCTGTGCCTGTCTGACCGCCTCTGCTGCATCAATGGTGTTCTGTGTGTCCTGTGCGATTTGCAGAGCCTCTCTCGCTGCTGCAATGGTGTTCTCCAGTCTTGTATATTCTCCGGAGTGAATGATTTCCGATTCATCCCGCTGTGACGGAAAAATCTCCATCTCAAACGTCGCACTCGTCAGCAATGCACCATTTTGATACAACTGCACCTCACACAATGCTGTTCCGTGAACCTGCAACATGCCTCTTGTGAGAGGAATGAGAGCCTCATTTCCGGACTTTTCTCCATCGTTGTGAACGTGTGTCTTGTCCGGTTTGGTCATGTTGATAATGACCTCCACATTGTCCGGTATCTCATACACGACACCGTCCTCCATGAGCGTCACTCCGATGTACCGTGTTCCCATATCCATCTGTTTCGCTGCAACTGCAAAATGCTGTGTGTCTCCATACAAATCCACTTTGATGTGTCTAATGATTTCCAATTTTCTCACCTCCTCATGACAATTCTTGCTCGGTTCTCTGAACCTCCTCGAATGACAGTCTTGTGTTTGCCAGTTCGACCTTGTTCTTTTCTTTCGTCAACGGGTATTCATAGAATTTCACAATCCTGTGGCTCTCACGGATTCCCGTTGACTTGGAGATTAGCAGCACCGTGTCTCCCAGTGCTATACTGAACACCTCTTTGTACTGTTCTTTTTTCTCCTCGTCCTGCACTGCCTCAACAAGATTGATGATTTCTGCTGTGTACGACCTGTATGGTTTGGAAAGTTCGTCCAGTTTCGCCTCCGCATCCTCTTTCAGTGATTCCGCATCCGTGTATCTTTCATCTTTCCACGTCATCGTTTTCACTTTCTTTGAATACTGGTGATTCTCAACATAATTTTTCCCGTCGATATTCAGCATCAATCCATCTTTCCCTATCGGAATGAGCCTTGTTGCAAAGTCGTATGAGTTTGACTGCACCTGCAACCGCTTGAGGTTCAGACGTTCAATGAAATATGCTCCTCTGTCCTCTCCGTATTTCTCATATACCGAAATTCCCTTGTTCAGAGAATCGAACACCATCTCGCATCTATACGTTGTAATTGCCTGTTGAGCGACATCCCATGCAGAACAGTTCTGCTCTATCCGGATTGTTCTCTTTTTGGAAACATCGCACCGGATGACTTTCCATCCAGTTCCGTCGATTGCCTCTGTTAGACATTCATCGACCGTCTTTTCCACAGTCTCGAATCCCTGCGGATATTGTTTGCCCTCCAGTTCCTCGACGTTCAATGTTCCTGTGCATTTGTACCATTCCCCGCTCGGCTCGACCTGCTTGATAACAAATTCGTCCGTGTCGGTTCTGATATATCCCTCCTCTTTGATGTCCGTCGCATACCTGTTTGTCTTTCGGAACTCGAATGTGATTTCCTTATCTCCAGTCTTGAGAGTGCTTGTGATGCACGTTTCTTTTATTCCGGATAAAATACACACCTTTTCGTGTGAATCATTGTACAAATCCATCTGACCGCCTCCTATAACCACATAGGTTTGTATTGAATTGTTACGATTGCATTTTTATCCGAAAAAATGATGTGATGTTCTTTATCCTTTCCGGTTTTCAGATACGGAAATTCAAACATTTCCACATCTTTGAATTTGTTTTCGCCATCCATTGTTACGAATCCGGTCTCTCCATCAATCACGACTGTCGCACCTCTCGGAATTGTCTTTATTGTTATTTCATCCGAAAGACCGTTGATTTTCATTGTCTCGATGTATTCCAGTGCTGTGATTGTCAATCTGCATGGTGTCCACCTGTTTCCTTTTGTCTCGAAAATTATTTCATTTTTCTCCTGCCACGAGATTGTCACATCGTCGCTAAACCAGTACCCCGTGAACTTGAACAATGACTTGTATCTCTCTTTTGAGATTGTCTTTTCCGGTGCATTCGCTGTCATAAATCCCTTGAATTTTCTCCGATATCCGTCAAGTGTCAAAACAACACCTTTTTGCAGGAGTGCATTGAAGTCGCTAATATGTGTCATGACTTCATCTCTGTCTTTGCCTCTGAAAAGCACCTCAACCGTGATTCCGGACAGTGGTGTATATGTCTCTGATTCTGACGGAATCAAAGCACCCTCGAACATGTCCACTGTCACGGTTGTTTGAGGAGGTGTAAACTCGACCGATAACTGTTTTGCATCAAATTCTCGAATGTCTGTGCTATCTATTTTCATTCCTTACCTCCTCTTTTTGTGTGCTATCGCTAGATTGTCACTCACCTTGTCAGTGGTCACATTTGCGACCTCCTCGCTGTCGATATATGTGTGTACCTCCACTGTTGCATTGATATTCTGATTGATTGTTTGTATCTTTCTGTCAAGTATTGTATTGAGTTTCGCGTAAAACTCTGCAAGTGGCAAGATTGCCTCGTCACCCGCCTCGCCTCCTACCATGAGGCTGTTGCCGTTGATTCCGAACACGGTCGGATTTGTCATAATACCACCGGATTTGTACCACTGAATCGAGAATGACGGGAGCGAACCTTTTCCTCCAATTCCGAACGGTGCAACGCCTCCGGACACGCTGATGTGTGGCAAGTTCAAATGTGGCAATGACCATTTGAAATTGAACGCCGATTTGATTCTTGACAATGCACCTGTCACCGCTCCGTGTGCGGATTCCATCTTTGAGGAGAACGATGATTTGATGCTCTCCATCGCAGACGATGCGGTCGATTTTGCACTCGCTAATTTGCTTGAGAACGCCGATTTGATGCTGTCAAGTTTCCCGCCTGTCAGAGTGTTCGCCGTACTCATGAGAGAGTTCATTGTGTCCTTTACGCCTGTGAACGTAGCAGACACGATTCCCTTGATTCCCCCGCCTTTTTCACTGTATGCAGATTTCATGTGGTCGAGTTTTGTTGACACATTGGACTTTGCTGTTTCCATGAGGGAGGTCGCTTTGTCCTTTATATTCGTGAAATCAGTCGACCATTTTGATTTTATCTCCGAAACTTTTGAGGAGAATCCGGATTTGATTTCCGTCAATTTATTCGTTGCATTATTTTTCCATTCCGTCATTTTTGTCGTGACGGTAGTTTTCATATTTTCCCAACCATCGGAAACCTTTGTTTTGATTTCCGATGTCTTTTCAGAGAATTTTGATTTGATTTCAGAGAGTTTTCCTCCGGATAAATTATCAACGAATGTGAATCCTGCTGAATAATATCCTTTGATTCCCTCCCATCCGGCAGCGACAACGCCCTTGATACCGCCTCCGTTTTCTTCATAGGCGGTTTTCATGTTCCCCAGTTTTTCCTTTGCCGTTTCGGTCGCTGCCGACATGACATTATGAACTGTGTCCTTTACGCCGTTGAATACTTTCGAGGCTGCTTGTCCTATTGTGCTGTTTTTTATGCTGTCACCGATTTCCTTGACCTTATTTGTGACCGCCTCTTTCGCTTTCGTGAACGCTCCCGTGATGGTCTCTTTGATTGCATTGAATTTTTCCTTGATGTTGCCCCATAATTCGGACAGTTTTTCCTTGACCGTATCCCAGTTTTTGTATAAGGCGACACCTGCTGCAATCAGTCCGGCAATCAGTGTCACAATCAGAATAATCGGACACAAGTTCATGACTGCGTTCAATGCGGTCTGTGCTGCCGTCATTCCTCCGGTTGTTGCTGTGGCTGCTGTTGTGGCTGCCGTATGTGCTGCCGTGGCTGCTGTTCCTGCCGTATCTGCTGCCGTTCCCGCTGCCGTGGCTGCTGTCTTTGCCGTAATCTTTGCGATTATCTTTGCAGCTCCGGACGCAAATTTCTGTCCGGTCGTTACCGTGTCGGAGATTCCCTTTGCCACTTTTCCGAATCCGATTGACAACGGACCGATAGCAGCAACCACAAGACCAACTTTGAGGACTGTTTCTTGTTGTGCCGGAGAGAGCGACGTAAACCATTTTGTCAACTCTTGAATCTTTCCGGTCAATTTTTCAATCATAGGTGCTGCGGATGTCTGTGCTGTGGATGCCAGTGTTGACAACGCCAGTTTTGCGTTGTTCATTGCAACCTTTGCATTGTCAATCGGGTCGAGTGTTCCGTTGTAGGTGTCCTCGACTGTTGAACCGTATTTCTCCATTGATGACGAAAGACTGGTGAGGTCAATTCTGTTCTCACGAATTGCCTTTGTCATTTCCGCAGCACCTTTTTTTCCGAACAATTCCGTTGCAATCTGCATCGCCTCGGTCTCTGTCTTTGCGTTCTTGATGCTGCCGATAGTATCTGACAACGCCTCGTCCATTGATTTTCCCTCTGATGTGGCGTTCTGTAATGCTTTTTTCAGACCCGCCATTGCTTGAGTTGAATCAACACCGTTTGCGTCGAATTGAGCCATTAAATTGATTGCTTGAGGCAACGACAATCCCATTTCTTTGAATTGTGCGTTATTGTCGAGGACATATCCCTCTAATGTATCAACAGAGATTCCTGTTTCCTGTGCCTTTGCTGTGAGCAATCCTAACAGGTTTCCTGTCTTTGATGTATCGACGTTCCATGCTTTCATGATTTTGTCAACTTGGTCAACTGACTGTGTGACGTTTGTTCCGTTGATTGATGCAAACTGTACGAACTGCTTTGAGGTCTTTTCAAGTTCCGTTCCTGTTGTGTGGAATCTTGTGTTGACTTCTCCGATTGCCTCGCCTACCGTTGACATATCCTCCGGCATTGTTCCGAAAACATTATCCGCAGACTTTGTCAACCCCTCAAGTGCCTTTCCGGTTGCTCCGGTCTTTGTTACTATGGTGTCATAACCCTCGTCGAGTTCCGTGAATGCTTTGATTGATGCTGCACCAATGCCCGCAATTCCGGCAGAGACAACCGACATTTTCTTTCCGAAACTCTCCATCTTTGTTCCTGCCGTATCGCAAGCAGTCGCAAATTTTTCAAGTTTATTGTCTTTTAATTGCTCATTAACATTTTTCAGTTCTGCCTCCATATTCATGAGGGCAGTCTTTGACTTTTCTGTCTTTACTGTCTGATTTGCAAGAGCCGTCTCTGTTTTCCCGATTGCCGTTTCATTTGCCTTGTACTCCTGTTCGAGTTTGTCTAATTCCTCTTTTAAAGCTTTTGACTGCTCGGAGTTCTTCCCCGTCTCCTCTGTCGACTTTGCATAGGCTTCTTTCGCAGCGTCAATCTTTCCCTTGAGTTCCTCCTGCTTTGTTTTCTGTTCTGACAGTTTCTTTGTCAACTTTTCCTGTTGCTCACTATTTAACTGCACAATGCCTTTCTGCACCGTGATTTTTTGAGTGAGCGATTCGGCTTTTGCCTTGAGGCTGTCTGTTTCCGAACCGAACAACTTTGCTTTCGTTGCTGCCGTCGTATATTCCGCAGACAGGACTTTCATTTGTGCTGCTGCCGATTTCATTTGTGACTGGTAATCACTTGAATTTGCAGAAATTTTGACGCTTGTATAAGCCATTCGGTCGCCTCCTCTCTTACTGATTTTCGTTGATTGTGTCTAATTCAAAACGCAAGTATTCCAACAACGTGACAATGTTTTCTTTCATGCACTGACTGTATGAGTTTTTCAAAAGCCGAATCGCAATTTTTACAACACGGTCGACAATCTCCCCGCAGACTTTCCATTGATTTTCCTCCGGTTCTTCCAGCTCGTCCTCATATCCGTTTTCACGGTCGTATTCGTCAAATGCGGACTTTTCTTTCTCCACCTGTTCAACCTCGACAATGTTCAATAGTTTCTCTGCAATTATGTTCTGCATCACAAAATGAACCGTCTTGATTGCCGTTAGAAAATCAATCGCATCAATCTCCCCGATTTCCGCAAGTGTCAATTCATTCTCGAACAACTCCTGCATTATCTTTGTATTAAAAAACATCACTCCGGAAATCTTTTCCGTGCTGTTTTTCTCCATGAGACTGACATATTTTTTGTACTGCTCCACTGTTATGGAGTTGATAAAATATCTTTTCCCGCTGCAAGTGACCTCTATTTCCGGTATCACTTGCCACTCTGAAAATTTTTCTCTATCTTCTCCATGCGTTTGGTGAGTTCTTCCCCGATTCCTGCGTCAATGAACTGGAACTCAAGAATCAAACCTACTGCATCCAGTCCGGTCTCCGGATTCTTTAATTCCTCAACAGTGAACTGGTCTCCGTATGCTTTGCAGACAAACATCTCCATTATTTCAATGTCCTGTTTTGTATATCTCGGATGTGTGTCAATCTGCTCCGCAATATCGAGATACTCCGTGTATGTATCAATCGACATTTTCGGCATTGTGAACTCTTTGTTGCTGATGATGATTTTTCTTTTCATGGTTTATCCTCCTGTTATATATCCCTTGTTACGCTGCTGCGTCGTTCTTTTCCTGCACCTTTGAAAACCAACTCTTGATTGCTTCTGCTGCCTTTGTGTTCTCTTTCACAAGATTTGATTCATCGACCGAAATCTCATACGCATTGTCAAGACTTCTCTCGTAGAATGAACCCTTGATGCTCTTTGTTGTCGGAGACAATTTGCCCTCTTTTGTGCTTGCCTCCTCACTGATTCCCTCTGCAAACTTTCCGGCGTATAACCATTTGAAATCATACTTTCCGTTCAGTTTTCTCTCACGCCATCCGACAGCGACCTCCGGTGCTTTGTCGTCGGCTGTCTTAATGAGGAAACCGTTCTCGTATAACTGCCCGAATAAAATCTGTCTGTCCTGTGGTGCAAGTGCATTGACCTCAAGTTCGACCTCTGTTCCCTCGTATGAGTTGATGACCTCCTCCGTTCCGTCATCGGAGTAAATCTTTTCAGAAGTCCATTTTTCATCAACTTTCGCTTTGATTGCTCTTGCCAGTTTCACCGGAGTTCCCGCAACATATCCTGTTGCATCATTCTGTGTGATTTTTGCGATGTAGAAATCCCTACAACCGCATGTTCTACTTCTGACAATCTGTGATACTGTTTCGCTTAATGGTGTTACTGTTTCAGTCATGTCTATTCCTCCATTTCATAAAATTTTGAAAATCTTTGTGCTTTCATATAGATTCCGTCCTCCGGTTTGGAATCGTCTCCGTTCCTGCCCTCAAACGAAAAGTCTTTTTCTTTCATGAGTTTCTTGATTTCCCTCGCAAGTTCAACCTCGTCACTCTCTGAAAAAATAGTGACCTGCAATGACAGCGTCACTCCCTCCGCATCATCATCTGAAAAGTTCTCGTCGACTTCTCCCAAATCCCACAAGGTCACATGTGTTTTATGGATGTTCTTGTCATACCACCCTTGCATGACAGTGATTCCCCTGTCTGAAATCTGCTGCAACGCACCCGATGCGTCTTTTATGATGTCCGGACTGTTCACGCTATCACCTCATTTCATTGTGTTATCTAAATAGGATTGATACTCCTGTTCTGCGATTTTTTGCAGTTCCGCATCTGCCTCACGCCCTGTCGCATAGATAAATTCTTGAGGCGGTCTGTAAATAGTTCCCCAGTTAATGAATTTCACATAAAAGTGTTCACTATTATCCGACTTTTCCCATCCGACATCCGCTGACGCTCCGGTGTCTTTCACCTTGACCGCCCCCAGTGGAACGCTGTCCGCTGCGTGTGATGTGACCGATGATTTTGAGCCGAATCCTCGACCGCTCAACTTTATATCTGCCGATTTTGGAATCTTCCCCGACATAATGCGTTTCACGACGGGTTCACCCTGCTCAACAATCTTTTTGTTGACCGCTCGGATGTCCTCGTCGCTTGCTGCATCTTCAAACACTTTCACAAGTTCCTGCAATCCTTGAAATTCCATTTCAATTTTCATCGCATCCCTCCGGTGTCAGATTATGACACTATGCTCCTGCTCTACATTTCAACTGATATTTCCTGTCGTCCGTGAACATCGGAGACGCATCATATATCTTGAACTCAACGCCTTTGTACACCGCATAGAACTCTTTCAAATTCAGTCGGATTTCTTCCATCTTGTCGCACGTTCGTGTCTCAAAAACGATTGTGTTTTCGAGTCCGGTCTGCAAGGCTGCGTATTTCTCATTTGTTCCCAAACTCTTGACCTCGCACCAACAGGAATAAAACTCCGTTTCCTCCTGCTGCCGTCTGCCATCAACAACGCTCGACACCTTGCGAATTATCTTGATTCTGCCCGTCATTGTGCTGCACCTCCGTATATTTCTTTCAAAAGCATTGAGGAGGCAGCAGAGGCAAGCAGTTTCGTGTCGCTCCGGTATTTGTCACGGTTGTCGTAGAGTTCTTTCACGGATATAAACGCAAGCAGCTTTTGACGGCTTGTGAGGCTGTACTGGTCGAAATTCGGAATCAGTTCCGTCATTTCCTGCATGGTCACATCAAACATCAATTCAAGGATTTCCATGTCGTCATCATAGTCGATGTGACAATATACCTTGCATGTGGCAATCAGACCGTCTCTGTATTTCTCTTTTTCTTCATCCGTCATGTTTCTCACCTGCTTTCAATAGCAGGACGGATTCACCGCCCTGCTGCTTTGTTACCCGTTGACAACCTCTGTGATTTCGCCCTTGATGACTGCATCTTTGTCAACCGCCTGCACATCGAAACGGTCACGAACCTTGAGACCTGTCATGTCCTTATCCCATAACCCCGCACCTTTGTCATTGAGGTCGATTGTCAGAACATTTCTGTCAAAAAGTGTGATAGCCTCTTTCAAGTCACCGCAGAAAACAGGATGCTTGTACCCGTCGATTGTATGACCATCGCTGTTCATAATCGGTGTGGACTTGAGTGTTTTCTTTGACAGTTTCACGATTCTGTATTCTCCGAAAAGCATCTTTCCCTTTGTCTGCTGTGTCGGGTCTTTCTGCAAAATATAGTTTCCGTCCTTATCCTTTAACTTGTCGAGGTAGTTGAAACCGCTCTGATTTGTGATGACGATTGAGGATTCTGCAATCGCAGGGTCTAACTGCTCATTGAAAATGTCCTTGAGACTGTCGAGGTTCTCCACTGTGACCTCTTTTCCCTTTGTCATTTCGTTGAGTACCTTGAGAATCATTGCGTTACGGGTTGCCTTTGTCTTTTTCGCAATCCATTTGTTGATGTACGCCATGATGTTGGCTGCTGTGTCCTCAAGCAGTTCGGCGGTCATCTTGAGGATTCCACCTTTTTTCTTGACCTTGTACTCAATCGGTAAAAATTCCGGCTCGTCCATCTCCGGAAAATCCGCAGCCTCGTCCACGTTGTCGAACGGTGTTGATTCTGCATCGACCTCAATGTTTCGTGTTCCGGTCTTTGTCACAACCCCCTCAACATTGACATACTGCTCAAGGTTGTCGGATGAACGACGCAGTTCGATGATGTCTGTTCGGATGTCCTCCGGAATAGTCACGCCGATTCCGACCTCTCCCTCACTTCCTGCGGTTGTGTCGGATGTGAGTGCGTTCTTGTACACCTCAACATCTGCCTCGTCTGCCTCTCTGTGCAGGAATCCCGCTTTTACGATGTTGACGAACGCTTTCACAAGGTTCTTTTTGTCAACCTTTTTCTCACCGCCGACCTGCTTTGCAGTGCCTTTGTTGACCTTGTCCTCAATACTGCCCTGCTCGTCCTCGTCCAAATCATAGAGGAGGTCGAATCTGTTCTGTAACTCCTTGAGTTCTTCCTTTGCTGCCTTTGCCTTGTCGAGTTTTCCGTCGTTCACAAGGCTCTTGACTTCATTTTTCTTGTCGTTAATCTGTTTCAATAACTTCTGTAATTCCTTATTCATGACTTTCTGTCCTCCATTTCTTACATACCGTAAAGGTATAAATCATCGAGAATCTCCCGCTTTTCTGCCTCGATTCTCTGTTCCTCTGCCTGTGTTGCTGCACTGTTTCTCTTTTCCAGTTCTGCAAGCACCGCATCGACAATGTTTTCTTTTTCAGTTCCCTTGAGTGCCTCCGGAATATTGTTGTATTTCTCAAAATAGTCGGATGCACACGCTGCGACTGCTGCCTTTTCTTCGATTTCGACATTGAAATACTGCTGCATCTTCTTACTGTCGAACCATGTCTCATTGCTCATGAGGCTCTGAATCTTGTCTCTTGTGACACCCTCCTGCACATGTTCCATGTAAACGTCAAGGATTGAATCCTCGCAGAGATTCAACTGTTTTATTACTGCCTTGAAATCGTCTGCGTTGCCGTATGCCATGCACAACGGTTTGTGAATCATTGCTTGTGCCCCTGTTGCAAAATGCAGTTCGTCGCAAGCGAACATGATGACCGATGCGATAGATGCAGCCATTCCGTCGACATAGCCGACTTTGTGTCCGTCGTATCGTTTTAACTGGTTATAGATTGCCAGTCCTGCAAATACGTCTCCACCTCCGGAATTGAAATAAATATCAATGTCCTCATAGCCATCTAACTGGTTGAGAAAATCTGCGATGTCCTGCGGACATCTGTCCTCCTCGTACCACATGGATTCCCATGTTGCCGATACAATGTCACCGTAGAAATACAAGGAACATCTGCTCTGTTCCTCGTCCTGCTCTAAATCCAAATAGCCGACATTTTCGACCTTTCCGCTGCGTTTATTTTTCTTTGTGAAATCAAAACGTCTCTTTGGCATGATTATTCACCTCCCTCCTGTTCATCCTCGTCCTCTGCCTCGTCGGTTTCGTCCGGTTCTGTTGCTG